AACGTCATCTTGTCGACGGGTTTTAATGGCTTTCCTCGTGGAATTCAAGAACATTATGAAGATCGCTGGAAACGCCCAGAAAAGTATCACTGGATTGAGCATGCTGAACGCAATGCAATTTTCAATGCTGCTCGCGTTGGCGTTTCTCTCAACAATTCTCGTGCATATTTGAATTGGGAACCAAAGCCATGCGCAGATTGCACTCGCGCATTGATACAGGCTGGAATCAAAGAAGTTATTGGACCAGATCGCAAGTGGAAAGGTGTGGGCGCAGGAAAACATTATTCTATTGACCATGCTGAAGAAATGCTGCGCGAATCTGGCGTAAAAATTACCTATATAGATGTAGGAATGAATTTAGACCCATAGGTGAATTATGAAAGGTGAATGGATTTATAACATGTCATACTTTTCTAAAGGTGACTGTGAGAATTTAATTGAGATGGCTAAAGAACTTCCAGCGCAAGATGCTGGTATGGGATTCCATAACGAATCTACAAATGCAGAATACCGAAGAACAAAAGTTCGATGGCTAGACTATACTACTCATCCTCAATTTGAACCAGTGTATTCTGAATTTTGGAAGTTTGTGAATAGAATCAATCATGATTGGTTCAATTTCAATATAACATATCTTCCTCCGCTACAGTTCACTGAGTACACTGCCGAGGAAAGATCAGAATACAAATCGCATCAAGATGTGTTCTGGTTGAATCCTACGCCAAGACATCGCAAACTTACTCTTGTTCTTCAGTTGAGTGATCCTGCTGATTATGAGGGTGGTGATCTCGTTCTTGAGAGTGTTGGTGAAAAACCACCAGCAGAAAGAGTCAAGGCGCAGGGCACTTTGATTGCCTTTCCTTCATTTGTGTACCACGCATTGACTCCAGTGACTAGTGGTAAACGACACAGCCTCGTGGCTTGGTTTGAAGGTCCTAAATTCCAGTAGACCTACCCCTGATCCCCCTAAAACGAGACCGCTGCAATAGGACTGTAAGCGGTTTTGCATCCATTGCGTAAGTTATTGATTTTATTAGAGTTTTTTCTATTGCGTTTTTTCGGTCTATAGGGCATAATTGTCTTATGAAATGTGAAAACACTGTGAAAGTAGGTGACGTTGTGAAATCTCTTGATTTCGTCGGCGTTGATGATTGTTATTATATCGGTCTCGTCCTTGCGATTTTGAGTGACGGCACTTTCCGCGCCAGGACTATCAAGCGTGTGTGGCGCGGCAAAGCAGACAATAAATTTTTGTCTGACACTTTTATTGCCCCACTTCCTGGTGAGTCGTTCTTCGACGACATGGCTGAAGAAAAGGGTGTCGCTCCTCGCATTCAGGTAGTGCCCGTTGTGGGTAGTTGGTGGCATAATGAATTTTGATAAACGACATGGCGGTCCATACGATCGCGGTTCTGCTGACAGTTACTATCGTCGTCCTCGTCGTCCGCACTTCTTCACTGATGCGACGTATGCCAGCGACGAAATCGAAGAGCGATTCATGACCAAACGGCAGATCGCTGAGTACAATCAAGGCTTTGACGACAATGAAGCCAGCGGTTGTTTCAAGGATTGGGGTTGATATGAAGATCAAAAAGGGTGATGCGATTTGTGTTGAGTTCTATGGCGTTCGACTTTACGGTCGCGTGCTGAAGGTTGCTGGTCAGAAGTTGACCTACCGCAACGAAATTCGACAAGTCTTTGAGGCTCTTGTGTCAGAGGCAACGCTGCTGACTGAGAAGCAAGCAGCCAAACTGATGGGGTGGTGATCATGTCTAAACCAACCAAGACCGAAATTTCAAAAAATGTTGACGGATACTATTGCGTCCGTGTACTGTATCCCTTCGATACGTGGCGTCAGGTTGCTGAAGTGTATGATCGCAAACTTGCCAGCGCCATTGTCAAAATGCTAAAGAATGGTGATTCTTTCTACTCTATCCAAGGGTAAATCTTATGAAAAAGCAAACTGAAACTCTGCTGAATGAGGCGATTGATCTGGTGAATGGTGTCGATCATGTTCTTGCGAACACCATGAGTCAGCACGATCTGAGCGCCAAGAACTGCTATGACATGGCAGAGAAACTTGATCGTGCTCGCAATCTTCTTCTGGTTGTGGGTGATCGCAAGTATCAGAGCGATCTAAATAAAATTCCTGAGGGTTTTGCTCTGTAATAAATACAGAGAACATGAACTTTTTGGAGTATAATCAAAATGGCTATCAAATCCGCAAAATTTGTTGGGTTGAATTATAATGTCGGCTCACGCAAATATTCAGTCAAACTAGAACTGGAAGTCGGCGACGGCAAAACGTCCGTCCATGAGTCTGCTGCAGTTTGGGACAGTTCTGGTGATGCCGCCGAGGCAGCAGAACGCGCCATAGCATATTTCTACACATATGCTATTCTTCCTGATATGAACAACAAGTGGTAAAATTGGAGTTTTTTTGTTATGGGCTTTTTTAGTAATGTTGAGATTGACGTTGTTGAGATGTATCGCATTGATGGTATGAAGGAGCGAGAGATCGCAACTGCAACTGGACTTTCTGTTCTTGAGGTATACGATATTATTGCTCGCTACGAAAGCGGCGATCTCGACTATGATCTAAATGATACTGATGCCGAGATGGTATCATATGATGATCTGACGTTTGAGCCTGACGACGTTGATTATAGTGCGGAGCATTACTGAAGTGTCGTTACTGGACGAAAAAGATATCATAATCTCTCGTCTCAATAGTAAAATTGATAGATTAGAGAAAGATAATTTCGTCCTCGTAGATCGTAATGCTATGCTGCACGATAATCTTGAACAACTCAAGAATAAGGTAAAGCAACTTCAAGAAGTTGAACGCCAGCATCTGCAATTGCAAAAAACATATTCAATGCTCTACTCTACGTTAGAGCAGATCTCAACTGGAGAAGTTGAAGACCCAGTTTCCCTTTCAAAGCGTAGGCTAGAAAATGTCAATTGATCTATACACTGTATTTCTTGTGGGCTTTCTTTTGGGAGTGCTTGCGGGTATAATTGTATGTGTACCTAAATCTTTCTTCAAGCGTGGAGAATAATGTGGACAAGATGTACGATAATGTTGTTTGGTTTTCTTTTGGTTTCGTGACTGCTTCTGTATTTTGGTTCTTTTGGTTGGAGACCATCTAATGGATACGTCGTATCGCAACTCTGTTCTTGCCCCTCGTCCTCGAGTAATCTTCGATCCTAGCAATAACAAGCACATGCTTGACTTTGCACGTTTTGTAAAGTATAATGGATGGAAGAATGGTTGTCAGTACTATCTCGAAGATCCGTATGGCGATATTCCGTCTATGATTCGAGCCAAGATTGCCGACTACACTCTATCTAAACTTGTGGAGAAAGTCTAATGACAAAAGGCGATTTTGAAGTGATGCCTCGCGGAACAATGGAGGAGATCAAAGTTCTTCGTAATTTGGTCAATCAATTGAACAGTATTATCACAAAGGAAGAAGATAGAGATAACTTTGTAATTGAAGTTACTCGTCAACTCGGAAACGTGAATCGATTTTATGCTGGTCATGTGGAGAAGTATCCGCCGCTATGATGATCTATTGTGCATCTCGTTTCAAACCTAAAAAGAAGCGGAAGGTGAAAGGTGTTGTTGCAAAAAAGTATAGTAAAAGTTCGCATATTCTCGGAACGAATCAAATACCGATTTTACAGTACAGCCCTCGCGTTGGTGCAGACAATGCGCGCAATGTTCAGTCTCTAAACACAAACGTATCAAACACCGAACGAAAAGAATCTCTCAAATACACTGGCACTCTTGTCAAAGGTATCGCGGTAACTCATAAGTCTAATTTGATCCCAATTACAAGTAAAGAACAGGCTGAAGAAGTCGCTAGGATGAGGCGTTAGAGCAATTTGAGAAATGCCATCTTTTCATTGCGCTCTTTTGCCCATGTTTACCGCAATGCGGACATTGTATAGATTGACCGAAAGGATGTTTTTGTTCTGCGATCATTTTTTTACTCCTTTCTCCTACAACCTTTGCATGTTCTGCAGATTGCCAATGATGCAAACCCAATGAAACTAAATCTCTTTGAACGATATCTCCAGGTCTGTTTCCTATATTATGCTGGAAATGGTGAGTACCTAATTTGACTTTTTTTCTAGATGGATTTTTATCGCCAAGAAATGAGTGAGTTCCGTTTTCAACTTCTCTTTTGTTTTTTCTTTTCGAAGCCTCGCTTTGCATATAAGATATAATTTGTTGTTTATCCATCATTCCAGACAGACCTTGCCAGGCTGCATAATCTTCTGGTTTGTTGTATTTTTCGTATAATTTTTTATGAGCAAGAGCGTGTTCTTCGATTGTCAGTTGAACAAGATTAGATGGGTCATCGGTTCCACCCATATGTTTTGGAATTATATGATGTTTGTGATAAATAGTTGACATTGCTGGTACTCCATAGTAGTATTAGAGTCGGTGGATGGTAGTAACATCGCGATCGACACCTTTATTTATATAATTATTGTATTATGTTTGTGCGTCGTGGCTAATCCTAATAGGAGATAAGATTATGACTATTCAGATGAAGGCTTTTTTGATGACTTTGGCTACAGCAGTTGGTGTTGGCTTTTTAGTCTTTTTCGGCAAGCAGATGATGACTGTATTTGGAAAAGAATTGGTCCTTTTTGTGTTGCTAGTCGCCGTTACCATTTATCTTTTTTACATGCTTTATCAGTTGTTTTTGTTCAATCTGAAGACTGCGCGAAATAAGTAAACTATATAAAGTCATATGACTAACAAATATACATTTACATATGAATATGTTTCTAATTCTGGTCCAAAAACTGCAACAGTTGTAGTAGTTGAGGATGTAGAAAGCATAGAAGATATTCTGAATTCTTTTAAGAATTTTTTGTCGGGTTCAGGGTTTAGTTTTGCTCCTGGGTGTTATCTGGAAGTAGTATCTGGCGCGGAGCAATCTAACACCGAAAACTCTGATAATACATGAGGTGATTTATGCCAGCCAAAACAGGAATCAAAGGATACGGTAAAGGACGCGCAAAGTTAGGATCAAAGAAGCGTCAGGCTCGCCGTAAGAAACGTTGACAAAAATAAATTCAGTCACTCCCAAGTATGACATTACTTGGTATGTGAAGTGGGCTGCTAGTATAATTGTTCTGGTCGGCATTACAATTCGTGCTAGTGGCGTAACACAACTGCAGTGGCTTGATATTGTATGCAGTTGGATTGGTGCGGTCGGTTGGTTTTATGTTGGGTTCAAGTGGAATGATCGTGCGCTGATGGTTCTAAACGGAGTCATCGGCGTTATACTATTTGCTGGAATATTGAGAGTGATTTTTTTATGAAGATTTCAATCGGTAAATATCCGAAGAACGGCAAGCAGAAAAAGTCAATTCGTATTGATCCATGGGACACATGGTCAATGGATAGCACTCTTGCTGATATCATCCTTCCTATGCTCAAGCAGTTGCGCAAGACTCAACACGGTGCACCCTGCACTGATGATGAAGATGTACCTGAGCATCTTCGTTCGACTGCTGCCAAGCCCAAGAAAAATGATTGGGATACCGATGAGTTTCACTTCAAGCGTTGGGACTGGATCATGAAGGAAATGATCTGGGCATTCAACGAACACTCAAAGGATCGTGATCCTAACTTCTGGATCAAGAAGCCCAAACACAAATGGGTGGATGTGGAAGGGCAAGATTGGAAAGAAATGATCACCACTGACAAGGGCATATATGACGAAGCCAAAGCCAAAGCATATTGGGAACGCAAAAGGAATGGCTTTCGTTTGTTCGGAAAATATTATCAAAATCTCTGGGATTAGTTTATGAGAGTATCAATCATTACGCCAACAACAGGCAACTCATATCTCGCCGAGTGCATCGAATCAGTTCGCGCGCAGACTTATAAGAACATTGAGCATATCGTAGTCGTAGACGGCAAAGAGCGTTGGCAAAAAGCAGACGAAATTTTATTGGCTTCTGAATTCCCTAACGGAGTGAATGAGCATGTTTGCGTATTACCCTATCCTACAGGCACTAATCGCTATAATGGTCACCGTGTGTATGGTGCTGCTACTTATTTCGCAGATGGCGATTATCATATCTGGTTAGATGAAGATAACATGCTCTCGCCCAACCATGTAGAGAGCCTAGTCAAACTCGTAACAGAAAAACAACTTCATTGGGCTTTTTCTTTCCGCAATATTATTGACAAAGACAGTAAGATTCTTTGCGAAGATAACTGCGAAAGTCTTGGTCTTTGGCCAAGCGTCCTACATCCTGAGGACTACTTCGTAGATGTAAACTGCTATATGGTACATAAGATGCTAGCAGTTCAAATTTCCCCCATTTGGTATCGCAAGTTCCGTGAGCCAGGTCAGCCTGAGATCGATCGTGTAATTGCAGGAACGTTGATGTCTAAGCAAAACAGTCTAAAGTTTGACACAACTAGAGAATATACAGTAAAATATCGTGTTGGTAACACAGGACTCTCGGTGCAACATGAGTTCTTCGAGAGAGGTAATAGGGCAATGATAGAAAAATATAATGGGAAATTGCCATGGAAAAACTAAAAACAAATAAACTAGTCATTTTTGATCTCGACGGCGTCCTCTTGGATAGCCGCGAGATTCATTATGAGGCTCTGAATAGAGCACTGGAAAAGGTCGGTCCTGAGTTTGTAATTTCTCAGGAAGAACACTTGAGTTTGTACGATGGTCTTTCAACGACCAAGAAACTCAACATGTTGACTCAACGCAAGAATCTTCCTGTAAGTAAACACAATCAAGTCTGGGAAGATAAGCAAAAAGCCACATTTGATATTTTCGGAGACCTACCAGTTGATCATGAATTGGTTGGATTCTTTCGTGAACTCAAGGAGCGTGGTTATCTTATTGCCGTAGCCAGCAATAGTATTCGTAATACAGTTAAACTTGTTCTTCTTAAACTTGGCATCTTAGAATACATTGATTACTATGTCAGCAATGAAGACGTGAGGCGAACAAAGCCATATCCTGAAATGTATTGGCAAGCGATGACTGCCTGTAATGCTTTGCCACGCAATACGGTAGTTGTTGAAGACAGTCACATCGGTCGTCAAGGTGCGCTAGATAGTGGAGCGAAACTCGTTCCCGTCGAGAACCGCAGTGATTTGAACTACACGACTATTGATCGCATTATCAATACTCTTGAAGAATATAAAGATGTCTCTATTCCATGGAAATCTAGCAAAATGAATGTACTAATCCCAATGGCTGGTGCTGGGTCGCGCTTCGCTCAGGCTGGCTATACTTTTCCCAAGCCGCTGATTGAAGTTCGTAACAAGCCGATGATTCAGGTTGTCGTTGACAATCTTAACATTGAAGCACAGTATATTTTCATTGTTCAAAAAGAACACTATGAGAAGTATAATCTCCAAGTGCTTTTGAATCTCATCGCACCTAACTGTAAGATTGTACAGGTTGAGGGTGTGACTGAGGGTGCTGCTTGTACCACGCTGCTTGCTAAAGAATATATCAACAACGACGATCAGTTAGTGATTGCTAACAGCGACCAGTTCGTTGAGTGGAACAGCAACGAATGCCTCTATGCCTTCAATGCTGAAGGTGTTGATGGTGGTATCATTACGTTCAAGGCAACTCACCCGAAGTGGTCTTATGCTCGAGTTGGTGAGGATGGCTTCGTTGCCGAAGTTGCTGAAAAGAAACCAATCAGTGATAATGCTACAGTCGGTATCTACTTCTGGAAGAAGGGATCAGACTATGTCAAGTATGCCGAGCAAATGATTGCCAAGAACGTGCGCGTAAACAATGAGTTCTATGTTTGCCCAGTATTCAATGAGGCTATTGGTGACGGCAAGAAAGTTCGCATCAAGGAAGCCGAAGGAATGTGGGGTCTTGGAACTCCAGAAGATCTAACACACTATTTACAAAACTATAAGAAGTAATGTTTCTTGATCATTATGTTCAATGGAGAGTAAATCGCGTACAATTTATTGAAAATTTGTACGGGAAAGAATTCTTCCGAAATAAAACAATCCTAGAATTAGGGTGCGGTCATGGTCACATTGGTCGCTATCTGCAGAATCAACTCGGCGCCAAAGTAACTTTCACTGACGGTAGACAAGGGCATTTAGATACACTCAAAGAAGTAATGCCCTCTGCTGAGGCAATCTGTTTAGATCAAAACAATCCCTGGGATCTCGAAAGAACTTTTGACATAGTTATTCACTGGGGCGTGCTATATCACTTGGACGACTGGCGTCAAGATTTAGCCTGTGCAGCCAAACACACAAACTTATTATTTCTTGAATCTGAAGTTTGTGATAGCGAAGACCCTGAATTTGAAATTAAATTTGAACAAGTTGATGGCTACGATCAAGACTTGGGTAAATTCTCAACGCGACCCTCGGCTGCAGCGATTGAAGAGCAGTTGATTGAGAATGGATTTCTTTATGAACGATTTGATAGAAAAGAACTCAATGCCGATTTTCATTGCTATGACTGGGAACCGTTAACCACTAATCGTTTTACGAAAGGTCATCGCCGATTCTGGATTGCTGAGAAATGATTGAAAATTTCACTATCCTGATACAAGGACCAGTACATCGTAATCTTATTACGATGTGCCATTTACATCCTGACATCAACACAGTAATAAGTACATGGGAAAATGAAAGTTGGACTCACCCAACTGTTCGCGAGTATTTGTCTCAAGTTGAAAGGTCTAATTTGACTGTTTTAGTAAACGATCCACCTAAAGAAGAAAAATTGGAGAAGGTGCATAATGTACAAAATAGATATCTTCAATTTCTTTCCAGTTTTATTGGTGTTTCTAATATCAATACCGAATTTACCATAAAATTCAGAAGCGATGAGTATTACAGTAACATTTATCCAATAATTGATGCTGTATTACAACAACCAAATAAATTGATAACAAATGATGTCTTTTTTAGAAGATCAACTTATCTCAGATATCATCCTTCAGATCACATAATGGCAGGAAAAACTGACAAACTTAAACAATTGTTTGACAAAATGTTGTATGACTGTCAGTACAATATAGACTCTCTAAAATTTGCACCTTTTGATCAACACGATTTTTACATATTTGTTGAGCAGCAAATAGGTATGAAGTGGATTGAGATGCATGAAAAAATAAAAGACGTTCCGTATAAAATTCCTAGCGATCTTTCAGCAGTAAACAATTTAATGATGAAGCATTTTGATGTTGTCAGTTGTTCTTCACTTGGTGAATTTTATATTTCCGCCAACAGCGAAAAAAGAAAGTATATAAACTCAACTGGATATTCAGATGAATCGAAAGATATACAAGTTTCTTTAGAGGAATTATGATTATTATTGCTCATCGTGGTTTATTAGAAGGACCTAACTCAAAATTGGAAAATCACCCTGCTCAGATAGAAAGGGCGATCGAAGAAAATTTCAATGTTGAAATTGATGTTAGAGTTATAGAAAATCGTTACTTTTTGGGGCACGATAATCCAGACTTTGAGGTTGGTGAGGACTGGCTCAATCAAATTTCCCCGTTTACTTGGTTCCATTGTAAAAATGTGGAAGCATTGCTAAAATTGAGATCTTCTAAAATTCGCTCAGTTCATTATTTTTGGCATGAAGAAGATACGCTAACGCTAACCAATAAAGGATTTATTTGGGTGTATCCTGGTAAACAACCTATAAAGCAGAGTATTGCTGTCATGCCTGAACTACATAATGATGATGTTTCGCAATGCTTTGGCATTTGCACAGATTATTCTTATGACTACAGAAAGAGATATGACATATGAAAACAGCAGTATTGATCTCGGGCCAAATTCGTAACGCAAAAGAATGCTACCCTTCTCTATATGAGAACATAATCAAACCATATCAGGCTGACGTGTTTATTGACAGTTGGCTTCCAAATAACTATACGCTAGATCATCGCGGTCAGTATATTCCTAATGACATGTCGGTAGATGATGTCCTCAGAGAATACAGACCTAAATTGGCTACGTTTGAAGATTTTGATAATTCGAAGTTAGTCCAAGCGTTGAGCAAGGTTGATATTCAGAACAGAAAAGCGTATGATGGTAGTTGGGCGCAAGAGACAATTATCCCAAACATATTTTACATGTACTATAAAGTTTGGAGATGTTTTGATCTGATGAAGAACTATGAGTCTTTGAACGAAACCAGATATGACTTGGTTTTTCGCATGAGATTTGATTTGCAGTTTGATTCGTTTCCAGTCCATCAAGAAATTGCGCCCAATTCAGTTTATGTGCCAGAAGGGTTTGACCATCGTGGTGGACTAAACGATCTAATGGCATTCGGTGATAATTCTTCTATGGAAAAATATTGTCTATTATTCCCTAGTTTGTTCAATTATGCCAATTCTGGTATGGGATTTCATCCAGAATCAATTTTGCGCCAACATCTAGAAATTGGCAAAACAAAGGTTGAGAGATTCAGCCTAAAGTATAAACTCAGAGGGGAATATGTATGATTGACGTAGATCCATTGACAGCAAGAAATCCTTGCATTGCATCTATTTTTATGCGCAACGTAGAGCAAAAAACTGTAGAACTACAGAGAGCCGTTGTTCAAAAGTTCAACAAGTCTAACATACAGTTCTACCACTTACTGACTCAAGCCTCTCACGGTGAAACGATGACGCAAGTAATACCGATGCTCAAGGAGCGCGGTCATGATGCGATTATGTTTTTGGACATAGATTGTGTTCCTTTGAATAATTCTGCGCTTGACTATATGTTTCAGGGAGCGTATAATGGTAAACTCATGGGTGATGCGCAGCGAAGCAATCATATTGACAATGGTCAGCATGTTTTTTGCGGTGCTCACAACGTGACGTTCACTGTTGAGGCATACGAACTATGCGGGAAACCAAGTTTTGAGCCAACTCCAAGAGGAGATGTTGCAGAAGAGTTGACTTGGCGAGCAAGAGAGAATAATATCAAAGTAGAAACTCTAATGCCACTGAGTTATGATGCCCCACCAATTCGTATGGCTTGGGAAAAAGATACAGAACCTTTCTGGCGTTTGGCTGATGGTATGCCAAATTATGGCATCGGTACAACTTATGGTAAAGATGGAGAAGGATTGTTCTGGCATTGCTGGCAGATTTTCCATCCAGGTCAACAAGAGCGTTTTTGGAATAAATGTGAGGAACTTCTAAATGGCTAATCGATCTGATTTTTTTGATTCTAAACTCCCAAGGCACTTCAAGCGCATAATCGCTATGAGTGAAACATATGGGTGGATTCAAGATTCACATCAACGAGGTGTGATAAAGCGTTCTATGATTGCGGCACACGCAAATCATGTTGGGTTCAAACTAAAACGTCAGAGCAATGACAATCGCGACGCATCCGATGGCGAATAATATTGTTGGAGTAGATATCGGCGGTTCTATGACTAAAATAGGAATCGTCAACCCATATACTGGAGAGATATCCAGTAAAGTGGCTATCGAGACTCCGAAGAATTCAACACCAGAATATGCACTTGAATTGATCAAAGAGCAAATTCCTCAGGGATGTAAGGCAGTGGGATTTGGTATTCCTTGCATTATCAAGAATGGCATGACAAGAACTGCGCCTAATATTGGTCCTTCTTGGAACAATGTGGACTTCAAGAAAACTGCAGAAAATGTTTTGAACGTCAAGTGCGAAGTTCTAAATGATGCTGATGCTGCCGCTCTTGCTGAAATAAAATTCGGCGTAATGCGTAACATGCCTGGAGTGACAATATTCATTACTCTAGGAACTGGTATAGGAACAGCAATTTACAACGAAGGTGTTCTTTTGATGAACACAGAGTTTGGTAGAATGGCGTTGCCTGGCGGCATAGACAATGCAGAAATGATTGCTTCGGCAAAGGTCAAGGCTGATAAAAGAATGCGTTGGAAAGATTATGCTGAAAATGTAAACATATATTTGGCTGAAATCAACAAACTATTTTGGCCAGATAATGTGGTAATTGGTGGCGGAGTTAGTGACAGTTGGAAAGACTGGGGTCATTTACTCAAAGCACCATTCAGCATACATAAGGCTCATTTAGGGAATACTGCAGGAATTATAGGCGCAGCCATGGCGGTAGTATGAATTCTCTATATGAACTAAAAGATTTCTTCAAATCAAAAGAAATACAAGTCAAAGAATATAACGGTTGGCAATTAAAAGTAGGTAAGGATGTTTGGACTTTAGCAAATGATGTTTTCTATTTAAATGGTAAACCGCAGTCGCTAAAAGATAAATTGTTTATAAACGAATACATGAGGAATAAATCTAATGTCGAATCTAAGAGCACTAAAGTTGTTAAGTGGCGAGGAATTAGTAGTCGAAATTATCGGTGAGGTAAGCGACGAAATCACCTTCAAGAATCCAGTTTCTTGCGGTATGCGCAATACACCAAATGGTCCTGCGCTAGGATTCTTGCCTTGGATGCAAGCGAGCGATGGTCCATTTACAATCAAATTGGATAAAATTGTTTGCGTTGCAGGGGTTGCGGAAGAAGTGAGAAACGGGTATAATCAGATCTATGGTGCAGGAATAGTTGTTCCACCACAGCAATTGATTACGGGGTAATTCTTGGCAGATTTCTACACTAATGTCAGCGTTTCTGGTAAGTACATTCTTCTAAGAAGCGTTGAGAATGATAGAAGGGTCAGACGGAAGGTCGAATTCCGTCCGACCTTTTATCTTTTGGCAAACGAAAAGACCGATTACAAAACTCTTGAAGGTGAGTTTGTAAAGCCGATACAACCAGGCACAATTCCAGAGTGCCGCGAATTCTTACAGAGGTACGAGAGTGTCGACAATTTTCCTATTTTTGGCAATAATCGGTATGAGTACGCTTATATTGCTGATGAGTATTCTGACGATATTCTTTGGGATGCTAGTAAAATTCTTGTTTCCTATATTGATATCGAAGTTGGATCCGAGAGTGGATTCCCAGATCCAAAAGATGCCAATGAGTCAATCACAGCCATCACAGTCAAACTTAAAGACAATTATTTTGTGTTTGGCATCGGCGATTATAGCAAGCATCGTGACGACGTATATTATGCACGATGCCGAGACGAATCAGACCTTATACGAAGATTCCTTGAGTTATGGTCACGATTCTACCCCGATGTAATTTCTGGTTGGAACATCAAGACATTCGATATTCCATATCTTGTAAATCGCATCACTAAAATTCTTGGTCAAGCAGAAGCCAAGAAACTTTCGCCGTGGAATCGATTGAGCGAACGTAAAGCGTTCATCATGAATCGCGAGCATATCATTTATGACATTGATGGTATTGCGACGCTAGACTATATCGAACTCTATCGCAAGTTTACATATTCACAGCAAGAATCATATCGTCTTGATAACATTGCTCACGTCGAATTGGGGTTGAAGAAACTCGACTTCAGTGAGTATGAAACTCTGCATGAATTGTACAAACACGATTATCAGAAGTTCATTGAGTATAACATCAAGGACGTAGAACTTGTTGAGAAACTCGAAGACAAGATGAAACTGATTGAGTTGGCGTTGACTCTTGCGTATGATAACAAAGTCAACTACGACGACGTGTTCACGCAGGTGCGCATGTGGGATGCGATTGTTTACAATTATTTGTTGAAAAAGAAAATTGTAATTCCACAAATGTCCAAAGGAACAAAGAGTTCTGCCTATGAAGGTGCGTATGTAAAAGATCCAATTCTTGGTATGCATAAATGGGTTGCTTCCTTTGACTTGAATAGTCTGTATCCGCACTTGATCATGCAGTACAACATCTCAATGGAAACTCTAGTTGAGCCTAAATTGTACAATGACAACATGCGTGGGTTTATCAGCAACTGTAACGTGAGCGTTGATACTCTACTCGATCAACAAGTAGATACAAGTGTTCTAAAAGATCTTGGTGTTACGGTAACACCAAATGGTCAGTTGTTCCGTACTCAAGAACAAGGTGTGCTTCCTGAGATTATGGATAGCATGTACAAAGATCGTACACGCTATAAGAAGTTGGCAATCGAAGCCAAGAAGAAAATCGAAACTGTGCTTGAAGACAAGAATCAGGTTCATTATCTTGAGAAGCAAGTGGCGCGATACAATAATCTGCAGTTGGCAAAGAAAGTTACTCTGAATTCCGCTTACGGTGCGCTTGGTAATCAATACTTCCGCTTCTTCGATATTCGTATCGCCGAAGGCATTACCACAGCAGGTCAGTTGTCTATTCGTTGGATTGAAAAGAAGATCAATGAGTACATGAATGGATTGCTCAAGACTTCAGACGTAGACTATGTCATCGCGTCTGATACTGACTCAATCTATTTGAACATGGGTCCACTGATTGACAAACTATATCCAAACGTAAATGATACCAAAAAGGTCATTCAGTTTATGGATAAAGTTTGCGATCAGAAGATTCAGCCATTCATTGATTCTTCGTACCAAGAACTGAAAGAATATGTCAACGCATATCAGCAACGCATGGAAATGAAGCGTGAGTCTCTTGCTGACAAAGCAATCTGGACTGCGAAGAAGCGTTATATTCTAAACGTACATAACAGCGAAGGTGTGGCGTATGCGAAACCAAAACTCAAGATCATGGGTCTTGAGGCTGTCAAGTCTTCAACGCCATCTGCTTGCCGTACAAAGATTAAGGAAGCAATCAATATCATCATGACGCGAACTCAAGATGATTTGCACAAGTTTATCAATGACTTCCGCCAAGAGTTTAGAACGCTACCACCAGAAGATATTGCATTCCCAAGATCTGTAAATGGATTGAGTGAGTATTCTGATCCTGCCAATATCTTCAAGAAGGGAACACCGATTCATGTCAAGGGTGCGTTGGTTTATAATCACTTCTTGCGAACATTGAATCTAACCAAACGCTATCAAGTGATTCAAGAAGGCGAGAAGATCAAGTTCATCTATCTAAAGCAGCCAAATATTTTCAATAACAATACTCTTGCTTTTATCTCAGGTCTACCTAAGAAGTTAGACGCTGAGCAATACATAGATCATGATCTTCAGTTTGAGAAGTCGTTTCTTGAACCTTTGGACATAATTCTTTCAGCAATAGATTGGCAATCTGAAAAAGTGGATAATCTAGATTGCTTTTTCTCATAAAGTAGTATACAATACATATATCGCAAATACGGAGAATACAAATGAGCCTACTCGATAAACTCAAGAAAAATTCTACAATCAAAGACACCGCAATTCTTTCTCGTTCGATCTTCTTCGAAGAGAAGGATATGATTCAGACAAGCATTCCCGCAATCAATGTGGCATTGTCTGGTTCTCTTGAAGGTGGATTTACTCCTGGTCTTACGATGTGGGCTGGACCGTCGAAGCACTTCAAGACTGCATTTAGTTTGATCATGGCTAAAGCATATCAGGACAAGTATCCTGATGCAGTCGTTCTTTTCTATGACTCTGAGTTTGGTACACCACAGAGTTACTTTCAGAATTTTGGTATTGACAAGGATCGCGTAGTTCACACGCCTATTACTGACGTTGAACAATTGAAGTTCGATATTATGAATCAGTTGAGTAATATTGAACGTGGTGATCGTGTAATGATTCTGATTGATTCGATTGGTAATCTTGCCTCGAAGAAAGAAGTAGAAGATGCTCTTGAGCAAAAGTCAGCTGCTGATATGACTCGTGCCAAGCAAATAAAATCCCTGTTCCGTATGGTGACGCCTCACCTTACGCTGAAGGATATCCCGATGGTTGTGGTGAATCACACATATATGGAAATTGGTATGTTTCCAAAAGCCATCGTCGGCGGCGGAACAGGCTCCTATTACTCAGCAGACAACATCTATATCCTCGGTCGTCAACAGGAAAAGGATGGTGCTGATCTAGTTGGTTATAGTTACATTATCAATGTGGAAAAGTCACGACATGTTCGTGAAAAGTCCAAGATTCCTGTGACTGTAAAATTTGATGGTGGTATTTCTCGTTTCAGTGGTTTGCTTGATATGGCTCTTGAGTCTGGTCATGTAACCAAGCCTTCTAATGGTTGGTATTCCCGAGTCAATACAAAGACTGGTGAAGTTGAGACGAAGAAGTGGCGTTTGGCTGATACTGATACTTCTGAGTTCTGGGATTCAGTTTTGAAGGATGAGTCGTTCAAGGATTGGGTTCGTGAGAACTATTCCTTCGGTGCAATTTCAGGTAGTGAGGTTGAAGATGGAGATGCTTGAGCAACTAAAGGCAAAGTATAGATTCTGGTATGCCGATAAGTTTATCAAACACGGCAAGCACTATGAGTATATGTTTGATCTTTCAGACACGAAAAGTTTTGCTGTTAGGATTCTCAAGAAATATCCTGGAGTAATTGTTGAATACTCTAACATTTTTGTGAATGATGATTATTCAATATCATATGACTTCAATGTTATTGCGAATGTGAATAATTGTAATGTGAACTCCAAGAGATTCCAGAACTTTTCTGCAGATATCTTTCGTAGTATGATCAATGACTCAGTGAAAAACGCTAGGGAAACAAATGAAGACGGAAACACTAATTCTATCGAATCTGATGCGCAACGAATCGTTCATGAGGAAGACGTTGCCGTTTCTGAAGAGCGAGTACCTGACCGAAAGCCACGAAAAAAAGCTGTTCGAGGAAATAAAGCAGTTCGTTCTAAAGTACAACAGCCTTCCACCGAAGGCAGCACTGGAGATCAGTCTTAAAGAATCTACAAAACTTTCTGAAGGCGAGTTAAATAAATCACTAGAACTTTTGCAAGAAATTGCAAACGATAAGTCAGAACAGAAACTCGAGTGGCTTCTAGATACTACTGAGAAGTTTTGTCAAGAAAAGGCAGTCTACAATGCAATTATGGATTCTATTCAGATCCTGGATGGCAAAGATCCAGCGCGTGGCAAAGGAAGCATTCCTACTCTGCTTTCTGATGCTCTGGGCGTTAGTTTCGATCCTCATATTGGTCACGACTTTTTGGATAGTTACGCTGATCGGTACGATTTTTATCATCGTATCGAAAAACGAATCCCGTTTGATCTTGAATACTTCAACAAGATCACTAAAGGCGGACTTCCGCAAAAGACCCTTAATATTGCTCTTGCAGGTTGCGTTGTCCCTAGCACTATGGTTAGGATTCGTTATCGTCGGGTTCAGAATGATTGATAATCTATTCTAACTGGAGGTTTGGGCTTGATTGGATCTTTGAGCGAG